CATTTGGCGCACCCTGACGATAATAACTTTCATCCATTTGTCCAATATCCATGTAGCGCTGCTGCTGTTGGCTTTCATTTTCAGAAGCTGCTGTTAATGCATCTGTAACTGCTGGATTCTGATCACTTAATACTTCAGGAAGAGCAGATTCAATACCTAATTGTTTAAAGAGTTCACCTTGTTCACTTGAAACTCTAGAATATGTACCTTCGATATTGCTTCTTAGTTGACCGTAGAGTCCTTCAATTTCTTCTTTTGCAGCTGCTGCTTGTGCTGCTTGCTCAGGAGCTAATTCTTTATAATCTTGAGATAAAGCGCCGTACATACCTTGAACATCTTTAGTTGCACGGCTGGTCTGGTTTTTAGCCGTTTGTGCTCTTGCATCGTAAATTGGATTAATAGCTCTTTTAACTTGGTTCATCAAATCTTCGGTATTAATACCAGAAGGTGAAGCAACTGGAGACTGTAATTGCTGCAATAACTGCGCATAAAGAGCTTGCATAGGATCTTGTTGTTGCTGCTGTCCTTGCCCATTTAAAGCAGAAAGAAAACTACCAATACCTGATCCAAAAGCATTACCAGCACCACTAGCACTTCTTGGTGAATTTCTCTGTATAGGAGAAGCGCCCCGCATATTTGGAGGGGTAGTTACAAATGGACCTCCAATATTAGGAATAACTTGATTCTTTAATTGATTAACACCGTACTGAACTCGTGGACTTGTAACTAATCTTGCTAAAGCTGCTGCAAGTCCTGCGGGATTACCAAAATCTGGCATCTTTATGCTCCAATGTTATACTTTGCAGCACGTCGTTGCAGAGCCTCTTGCTTAGCTGCTTCAAGTGCTAAATCATTCTCCCTACGATAATTCTTTTCTTGTCCCATTAAGTCTGCAAGTAAACCAGTTTGCTGGGTATTTAAAGCATTAAATTGATCAGTAAATTGCTGCTGAAAACGTCCCTGTTCTTGTCCATAAAGACCAGACTGAATTAATCCACGAGATGCAAATTCATTTTTTAAGTCTTCAAGTTGCTGTGTACGATCGCGCTCCATACTTCCTTTTGTTAAATTAAACTGAGTTCCAGCTTCTCCCCGACGACGGCCTAATTCACTAAGATAATCCTGTAAAGTACGACCCTGCCCTCTAACTGCATTTTGATATGCAGAATCTCCACCTAAATAAGATGCAAGTGAAGGAGTAGACGGCCTTTTAACTGCACTTGCAACACTTCTTCCTACACTACCACCAGAACTACGGGAAGAACTAGAAGATGAACGAGATGAAGAAGAACTACGAGAACTGGAGCTAGAACTACGAGGACTACTAGTTTTCTTAGGCTTAACAGTTTTCGCCACAGCTCGGCCTACTGAACTACCAGCTGTCTTCTTAACTGATTTAGCTATTGCATTTCCTAAACCAATTCCAGTACCACCTGAGTTCTGCTGCATTAAATTAACCTCTCTACATCTGCACTTCCATAATTACCTGCTTGCATTGCCTGTAAACGACGTAACATCGCTGTACGACGAGCTTGGTATTTTAAATCTCTTTCTCTATACCCTGTGGCGTCCACTGGACCTAAATTTGGCGCGTCCCTTCCTCCCCCATAGATCTTATTACCTGCTGCATATGGCAAATATTGTTGTCCCTGAAATATCATCTGCCCTCCCAAACTAAGGGCCAAAGTTCTACAGGACCATAATCATTATCAGGTAAATACTCTGTGGGACCTTCTGCCAACTGTAGATTATTTTTAATCGCATAATTTATAGCGCCTTTGTATAGTAGTTTATAAATGCTAGATTTTAGAAAAGGATGTTGTGCGTGATAAGGTCCTACAATAAAATGTTTACCTTGTTCGCCCTTCACTATGAGATCCTCTCAGAAACTTTCTGCTTAATTGCAACAAGTGCAGTATATTGGAAGATTTTAGTAGGTTGTGTAGTTGAGCCATCTGTTTGTAATCTAATTGAAAAATTAACTTTCCTAAAACGCATTGCTTTGCCGAATTTGATTAGTTTATTAGTGTTGGCAATGTCGTCACCAACAATTAGTTCTTCAAATGCAGTAGATCCCAATGTAGAATTTCCCCAGGTATTTAAATCAGCCCAAGTTTCTCCATTTAGAGCGTCCCAAGTTGTTGAACTAATAAGAGTAATAGGTGTAACAGATCCCAAAACATCTTTACCTGTAAGAACATCTGCTCTTATAGGCAATAGGATTAGCCATATCGTAATCTTTAGTAGTAGCAATACAATAAAAGATATGAGATCCAGTACCTTCTACAGAACCAGCAGCTCTACCATCAATAATTTTAATTACTTTATATCCACCAGAGGATACATCAAAAGAATAACCCGTGTAGTAACTATCCAATCCAGAGCCTGACAAGTCGCGAGCCCTAACCAAAGGCCCAAAAATATGCCATTCAATAGTTGAAGAATCATCTGTCTTAGACCACTCCCCCCAAGTTTTAGTTCTTAGTTGGTAAGAATAAGTTCTATTATAATAACGTACAATAAGCCGCTCGCCTAAAGTGCTCAAATGCTGATTTTCATATCTAGTTGTAGTACCTGTAGGAAGCGCATTATCAAAAACAAAAGGTACTTTAATATTTAAAAGAGAATACGTATAGTTTGAAACTTCGTATACCTTGTTTCTATGCATAACATAAATAGTATTCTCATACTGTACTACACCAAAGCTGCCAGTAGAACCAACAACAGGATTAATCTCACGAAGAATAGCGTCCACAGGATCCAAATCGTACGCGAGTACATGAGAACTTTCACCTTTAAAAAGAAGTAAATTGTCTTGATAAACCGCTAAATTATTTAATGTGTCCCCATCGCCAGGCTGAACATCAATGAAATTTGCTCCACCGTAGGTAGTAAAATCCGCTGCATTACTAAATGATAATCTGGATGCATTTGTTGTAGCAGATTCTCCAGGAACAATGTAAAGTCTATTTTTGTGTACTACACACTTTTCTCCCCTTGGCATTGCTGCGACTGCAACTGCTCCACCTCCTGGAGTCCATGAAATTCCACCATTAGCACTTCCTGGTGTTGCCGGCATCCAAACTGTATTGTTATAAACTTCCATACTTCTACATTCACGAGAAGCCGCACCAGGATTTAATTGAGTCCATGAACTCCCTGCATTAGAGCTAACATAAGTTCCACCGTTCCTAGTTGCAAATAAGTACATAGTACCACTAAAAACAATCGATCCAAAAATTAGAAGTCTCTCATTTTGTGCACCTTGAAAAGCAACCTGAATAGCTGGTCTACTAACTAATGAACCATCAATGTCAAGCTCAAAATTAAGACAATCAATTAATTCTGTATCTTGAACTAAAACTGGATCTGAACCAGTATTCAAACCCCCTGAGAAAGGCCCTAGTCGTAAAGTCTCTGTAGGCATTATTGATCGTAATCCAATACTGTAATTACAGGATAAGTAGCTGTAGCTTCTTGAGCTTCTCTAATTCTTAGCATATCCATATCAGATTGAAAGAAAGATTTATAAAGAGTTGCAGGTTCTAAATCCTCATCTAAAAGACTAGCTTGAAGCATGCAAAAATTTAAAATAGTGTTATGATAAATTAAAGGAAGTGATAGATTATCTAATAAGTCATCTACATCTGTAGGCTGTTGATTGTAAAGTACCTTTAATCCATTAGTAACTGATACATTAGGAGGGGGAAATAGAGTAGCCTTACCTTCAAACATTGTAAAATACATTGGACTGCCTGATCCATAAACTGAACCGTCCCAGCCGTCAATAGAATCGTCAAACTCCTGCATATTCTTGTACTTAATATTAGAAAAACTTAACATATCTGAATACTTATAACGCAAAGACCTTAAAATAAATAGATCAGTAGGTAGTACGTAGGTAGCTTGGTCTGCTACTAAATTAACAAAAGCTGTTTTCTGTAAAGCACCATCATTACTTTTTACTATCTCAACTTGACCTTGATTAATCCAACGAATTACATCAGTATCCTGTACTTGAACAGCAGCTTCATCGCCAAAAGTTCGTCGCACACTAGTTACAATGTCACCAACATTCATTATTCAATTACCTTACGAATAGGACCTAAATCTCTAAAATGCTCATCTCTAATTCTGCCATCATGACGCCAACGACTCTTCTGATTTTTAGCAATAAATAAAGCAAGTTCTTTTCTCTCTTCCATCTCATCCATATGCTTTTTCATCATTAAAGCCTGTGCAGCTTCATTCTGACGATCAATATTATCTACAACTTTATTGTATGCTTGATCCATACTCCATACTCTAGCAAGGATCTCCTGTGGCCTAGTTAAAATGTCAGCGTATAGAACAATTTTATTCCGCTTAATATCTACAACCCTAAAAATCTTAGACTTATCAATTAAATTAGCACGCTCGGCCACAGGGACCATTTCTAATCTTAAACATTCATCATAGTCAAAAAGGACCTCCGCTAAGTTTTGAAACTCAGCGGAGACCCACTCATCGATTTGATCCATTACTAAACTACAGACCAATCTTCAGCTAAAAGATCAGACTGAGAAGCAACCCAAGGAACCAAATCACCATCTACAGGACTAATATAAATATAAGGCCTCTTCATTTTAGAATTCTCATCAGGAACTTGAAGAGAAAGCCACTGATTTTTTCCATTCCAACCATCACGAGTAATTTTACTACCTTGTTTTAACTGTCTTAAAGCCCAACCAAGATCAGCGGGTTCCATCGTCTTCATCCTCTACAGGCTTCTGAAACTTATCATTAAGTTCTGCATTTGGTGCAAAATCGTAACCTGCATTAAGAGTACGACTTACCTGAGCATTATCTGTACCAACACGACTAATACCTCGATTATACAAATCCTTTGCAATATCAGGGTGAAGATGCGTTCCAGAAGGAATCTGAGCTACAACAGTATCCTCGTAAACCTGCACGCGAGGATTTTCAGCATCTTCATCAGTAATAGTAGTATTAATTCCATAACGAGCAGCAGCTTCATCGGGAGTCTCAGAAGCAAGTTCAGCAGGAGTTTTATTAGGAGTAG